TTGGATATTTAAGTAATACTAAAGTTTTTGTGTATAATGGTAATGGTGATACGACTGGTAATGGAGCTTTGTTTTCAGTAGGAAATAGATCTTATATCAGAAACATATCATATAATACTGATTTAATTTGCGATTATGCTAGTTTGCCAATTAACTCTTCCACTTATGGTTTACCATCAAATACTTCTGCAAATTCAGCTTCTCGAATTGTTCCTTCTTTAGCATATACTAATGGTGCATTTGGTACTATCGCAACATTAACAGATATATTCACAGGTAATGGTTATTCACAAGCTCCGTACGTTTTTGTTCGTTCAACACAACTTTCAAAAACTTTGACGGGCACAGTTAATATGTCAACAAGCTCTAATACTATTACAGGAACGAGCACCAATTTCAATTATTATTTTTCTGCAAATGATGTTATTGCTCTACAAGCAAATAGTATTACGACTGATTATCAAGTTATAAAATCAGTTACCAATTCAACTAGTATTATTCTTTACGGACCACCAAAATATTCTAATACAGTAGCTACTTTTAAAGCAGCCCCTGTAATATTACCTTCTAATTTTGCTCCTTATGATCCTGAAATGGTTCGTTCTGATGCCACTATTAATGGTAAAAATGAAATTATCACAGCTTTACCATCTAGTGGTAATAATATTGTTGCGGCAGTAACTGCTATTGGTTCAGGTAAAGGATATATCGATAATGAATTTGTTAATGCTTATCGTTATAATGTACTAACAACACCAGAAATATTATCTGGTGGTCTAGGGTACGCCAATAACGATAAATTAGTATTTACTGGTGGTGGTTATAATTCTATCGCCGTTGGGTATGTAACTACAAACAGTATAGGTGGTATTACGGCATCAGTGTTAACATACACTGGATCGGGGTATTCTGATATTCCAACGATAACTGTTAATACAACAAATGGTACTGGCGCATCATTAACTTCAACTATTCAAGAATTTGATACAACTAATCTTATCCAAGGTAAAGTGGTAAAATCTGGTATTGGTAGAGACGTAGGTTACTGGTCAACAACCAGAGGGTTTATGAACTCGGATAAATATATACAGGATAGCTATTTTTACCAAGATTATTCGTATCAAATTCGTACTGCATCAACTCTTGATAAATATAAAAACATTTTATATACCACTTTCCACACTGCCGGTTCTGAATTGTTTGGCGAGTTCTTCAAAACAATTCGTGAATCATCTTTAGTTGGAATATTGAACGAGTCATCTGCTGCAATATTCAATATTATGTCCGATAGTACATTATATACTTCGGATAACACATTAATTACTGTTGATGATCTCTATGACCCAATGATTACTTCTGACAGCACATACCTAACTACAGACAGTACTCTTTACAGATCAGATTTAACAACATACTAAAGGATTTAACTTACTATGGCGCAGCAAATCATTAATATCGGTACTAGTCCAAATGACGGAACAGGCGATCCACTTCGCACAGCCATGACGAAAGTGGTGAACAATTTTGCCGAAGTTTATTCTGGTCTGTCTTTCACACTAGCATCTAACAACGTTGCAGCAGTTAATAATTTTACTGTTGCGGCAAATACAACGTCGAATAATTTATCTGTTAGCTCAGCTCTTTCTGTTTCTGCTAATGTTAGCGTTGGTGCAAATGTAAAAATTAATACAAGTGCTATATCTGTGTCAAATTCTGTTGGTAATGTACAGTATAATGCAATTAGTATTGTTGTTGCTAATAGTACTGCTAATGTTGTGGTCGCTAATACATCTGGACTCACATTATCCAATACTGGTTTAACTTTAGGTTCTGCACTTAAACAGGCAAATAATGGTTATGTATATCTCCCAAATGGTTTGCTTATGCAGTGGGGACAAGTGCCTGCTAATACGACAGCTTCCAACGTAACATTCGCTGTCGCATATACTACAGCAGTATATACTACAAGTTTAACAGCGGCAAATAGCACAGCTGCCACGAACGGTAGCATTGGTTATATCAATGGCGTCAATAGTACAGTTATTTCAATTAGATCAGCAAATGCTACAACTGGTGGTTTGGTTAACTGGACAGCGATTGGCTCGTAAGGAATAAAAATGGGAAAATTATTACCAACTTTTAAAACTGCTATTATTGATGAAATTACTGCCAGTATCAGTAGTAACACTTCTCAATATTATGCATTCGCTGCTTTTTCTGGAAATACGCCTTCTATAACATCTGATGATAATTTTATAAATGGATGGCAAACTGTTTTTGGAAAAAAACTCGGCGCTGGTGATATTGTTCCTGTTATTTCTACCAAAATATGGACTACAAATACCGTATATGATATTTACGATAATAATACAAACCTTGCTAATTCTGATTTTTATGCAATTGCTCAAACCGGTGGGTATTATCATATATATAAATGTATGGATAATGCAAATGGTTCGAGTTCTATTTCAAATCCAAGTGGGGTAGCATTACCGACTCAACCAGAAACATTTCAAACAGCAGATAATTATAAATGGAAATATATTACAACAGTAAGCTCGGCAGTATATAATCGGTTTGCAACTGAAGAGTATTTTCCAATTTATCCAAATAATTCTATAGTAGCATCAGCTACTATTAATAGTGGAGTCGACACTGTTATAATTTCTAATAGTGGTGTAGGATATAATGCATATCATAACGGTATTGTACAATTTGTAAATACCAGTTTAATTCAAATTGATTCGACTGCTGTTTCAACAAATACATATTACAACGACAATGCTATTTACCTCATAAATAACAATACTCCATCTTCTTCTCAATTATTAGTAGTTAATAATTACGTATCAAATAGTTCCGGTAGATGGATATATGTTGATGGCGTACCAAATACTTCAATTGTCCAAGCAGGTGTAACAAATTATATTATTTCTCCAAGAATTAAATTTAATTCTGATGGTACAAATGACCCACAAGCATATGCAGTAATGAACACATTTTCAAATAGTATTGCGAATGTTATCATTATCACTAGTGGCTCGAATATTACATGGGCAAATGTTACTGTTGTAAGTAATTCTAATTATGGAACTGGTGCAAATCTTCAGGCTATTGTTCCACCTATCGGTGGTCATGGTTCTGATCCGGCCAGTGAATTATTCGTTAAGGGTATGGCAATTAATTTTAAATTTGCCAATTCAGAATCAAATACTATTATTACGAATTCTTCATATAATAGAATTGGATTAATTAAAAACCCATACAGTATGACTACAGCTGGTATCAAAGGTACTAGATATTCAGCAAACGTGTTTAGTGAAGTTTTGAAAGCTACTTTATCGCCAATATTAAGTTCTTTATTTGCTGTTGGTAGTACTGTTATTGGTAATACGAGCGGTGCAGTCGGCACAGTCGTATTCTGTAATACATCTACAGTATATTTAACTGGCGATAAGAATTTTTCTAATAACGAATATATCACTAGTAGTAATGGTTCAGTTACTACGACATTAGTTATAAATACACTTGGCGATGTTTATACCAAAAATATAAAACCGCTTTATGTGCAAACTATCGACACTGTTACAAGAACTAATACTCAAAATGAAGCCTTTAAGCTGATAATCCAGATTTAATTAGGGACAAAAGATGCCACTTAATACAGATTTAAATACAACTCCCTATTTTGATGATTTTGATGCCAATAACCAGTATTATCGTATCCTTTTCAGACCAGCAACGGCTATTCAGGCTCGCGAACTAACACAGGTTCAATCGACTCTTCAAAATCAAATTGAAAGCTTTGGTAATTGGGCGTTCCGTAATGGTGATATTGTTTCTGGTTGTTCAATCAGCGATGTGCCAATTCTTCCATATATTCGACTTGCTGATTTCGCATCGAATAGCGTTGGTATTGCTACTAGTATCGGTGGATACGATATTGCTAATCTAGTTGGCACACAGGCAGTTTCTAATTCTGGCCTTAATGCTCGTGTTCTTTTCGCGGCGCCAGGTCTTTCAACCAACTATCCAAATACTATGGTTATATACGTACAATATCTTGGTACAGGTTCGAACGCCACAACAAATAATATTACATCATTCTCGAATAACGAACCACTAACTTTCTATAAGGTTCCACAAACTGGCAATGCTACTGCTGATACTGTTGCGGTTATTAGAACATATGCTAATAGTGTTGCAAATCAAACTACATGTGGTAACGCTCATGGTATTTCTGTTTCGGAAGGCGTAGTTTTTCTTAATGGTAATTTCGTAAAAGTTCTGACGCCAACATTTGGTGTTGTCAATAATTTCGGAACAAATGCTGGTAACAATGTTATTGGTTTCCAGGGCGTTGAATCAATCATTACTGAAAATCAAGATCCTACTCTTGCTGATAATGCTTTGGGATATTCGAACGAAAATGCGCCAGGCGCACATCGTTTAAAAATTGTTCCTACATTAGTGTCATTTGATCCTGCCAATACAATACAAGCAAATACTTATGCTAATAATTTTAATCCTATTGCCACTTATAACACTGGTAATATGGTCACTAAATCATTCGCATCATCTAATTTATATTCTATCGTTGGTGATGCGATCGCTAAACGTGTATATGAAGAATCCGGCAATTATGTAGTAAATCCATTTGCTGTCGATTCTGTTTCAGATCGTGGTGACGGTTCAACACCATCTCTTGGCGCTAATGGTGTATTTGGCCGTATTAATCCAGGCATTGGATATGCACAGGGACAGCGTGTTGAACTTCTTAATACGTACTATATCGACATGCGTCGTGGAGTAGATACGCAGGTAAACAAAGAACAAACTATTACTTTCAATTATGGTAGTTATCTTATACTTAATGAAGTTGCCGGCAGTCCAGATTTTACACAGGCCCAAACAGTTACACTATACGACGTAGCACAAAAAGCTATTACTAATAGAACGTTTTCTTCGTTATCACCAGCTGGTAATGCTATTGGTACTGCCTCTGTACGTTGTTTTTCTTATAAAAATGGTACTGTTGGATCAAATACTGCGCAGTACACTTTACATTTATTCAATATTAAAATGAACGCTGGTTACAATACCAACAAAATTAATTCGATATATTATAATGGTGCAAAAAAAGCTGTTGGTGACGTAGTATCAACTGGTCTTATTGGTACAAGTAGTAAAAATCAACTTTATAGCTTCGGCGTTAAGGGTCTTAAAAATCTTCGCGATAGTTCTAACACAAATAATACACAGTATACATATCGTACAAAATATTCAAATACAATGAATACTTCGGGTCAAGTAACTTTTACTTTAACCAATGGTGACCAGCTTCCATATGGTGCAGGCGTTCTATCTGATCTTAATGCAGCAACGTTTAATCTTATTGTTACATCAAATACTAGTACCATTGATCTTGGTGGTGGCGTAAACACAGTAAATGTGTATAATACTAATACTGCAGTTCGTGGAACATCTGGTACAAATTTCGTAACACAGTTCAGTTTAGGCGATCAAATTTTAGTTGGGGCTGATGTTCGTACTGTCACTTCAATTACCAATTCTACATTTATGTCAGTCGATGCTGCATTCAGTGCTAACTCTAGCGGTAATCAATATAAGAAAACTTTTTTGGCAGGTAAAATTTTACCAATTATTCAAAGTACATCTGGTACATCAGGATATGTTAACGTAACTAATTCTACATCTTTCACTATTGTTTCTGGATATGCTCCTGCCACAAATATGCCAGTTGATGTTATATTTGATGCTGAGAAAAAACAAGTAGTTCCAGCTAAAAAAGATATTAAGAAAGATCGTTTCGTAAAAATTAATACTTCAACAAATCCAAGCGGCCCATGGTGCCTTGGATTTAGCGATATTCATCAAGTTAAGAAAATTTATGGTGGTCCTTCTGGATACAGCGCAAACGGTGCAGATATTACATCGCAATTCGTTTTCGATACAGGGCAGAAAGACACACACTACGATCTTGGATATATCTATCCTAAGTCTAGTTATACTTCTACAACAAATCCATATCTTGTTGTTCAGTTAGATTATTTTGCTGTCAATACTGCTCCTGGCATTGGGTTCTTCACTATTGAATCGTATCCAATCGACGATGCTAATACAGCTAATAACACTGCTATCCAAACTAAAGATATTCCGCTTTATGTTGACGAAGCTGGTAATAAAATTGCTCTTAAAGATTATGTAGATTTTAGAACATCGGCCAATAATCAGGCAACTGATACCGGCAATTTATCATACGATGCAAA